GGTTCTTCAGCCCACCAGGGTTCTTTGCACCTCCAGGGTTCTTTAGCCCACCAGGGTTCTTTGCACCTCCAGGGTTCTTTAGCCCACCAGGGTTCTTTAGCCCACCAGGGTTCTTTGCACCTCCAGGGTTCTTCAGCCCACCAAGCTTCTATTTTATCCCTTGGTTTGGACCTCCTTGCGTAGAAGAGAACACTCTTGTAGACACTATGGACGGTCAAGTGCCAGCCAAGTTCCTACAGGTAGGAGATAAGATCAAGTCAACAGTTATCAATCAAATTGATGCTACAACTCCAGATGCTTATCAATTCTCAACATGGAGCTCAGATTCTTTATCTATCGGAGAATTCGTAGAAACTACAATTACCGACATAATTGAAACTCAAGAATCAGATATCATGTACTTCAACGGAAACACTGATGTAAGAATGACATTTACTCAGCCAATATTCGTAAAGACAGTAGATGGTACATATAAGATTAAAGAGTCTTACTATGCTGAAGTTGGCGAAAGCCTAATTCTTGTGGATGCAAATGGGACAATAAATGAAGTTCCAATTACAGACATCAAGTATTCAACAGAAGCACCAACAAGCGTTTATCAACTTTCTTGTGAACCATACGACTGGTTCTTTGTCAGCGGATTACTTATACACAATAAGTAATACTTTAAAGAAAAGAGATTAGCTTGTCAGCACTAGGGCCTAAACTAATTGATCCTAACTCTATAACTAAAACCTGGGGCGAGAAAGAAATTCTCGCTCCAGGTATAGTTGTTTATAAAAATGTTTTAAAAAAAGAGATAGACATTCCAAATAAACTTGAGTCTGTTTTAATGTCAACATCAAACCCATATAAATGGAGAGAAGCAACAGTAGGGTATGGATTTAAAAAGCCAGAATACCGTGATTGTGTTGATTTTAAATTTAGAAAAGACGACTTACACAACAATGATGATGGAACAGAAATACTAAAAGATATGTGGCAGCAATGCTATGACGCTATGTCAGAAGCCGTAAAAGACTATTGCATGATGTATAACATAACAGAACTTCAATATTGGGAAGTAATGAATTTTATCAGATATCATGAGGGCCAGCATTTTGAAGAACACACAGATCACGGATATTCATATACATCAACAGTGTCTTTGGTTGGCTATATAAATGATAACTACCAAGGCGGAGGACTATATTTTAGACTACAAGATATAATGTTTACCCCAGAAGAAGGGGATCTAGTTGTATTTCCATCTAATTTTATGTATCCACATAAAGCAATGCCAGTAACAGAAGGCACAAAGTATTCAGTTGTAACAATGCTAGACTATACAGATAGAGGCCATGTTGTTAGCTCTCAAGGAGCTAAACCAAATTCATTCCTATCTACAAAATAATGAAAACAAGTATTATTACATTTATTGCTAACAGGCATTGGCTAAATAAATCCAGCATAAGCACTCCAAGCCCCGTGTCTAAGGTTATACCAAAATGGTACAGCATTGCAGATAGATTTTTTAAAAATGAAAAAGATGAATATTTGCTTGATAAAGATGGTGGCAAAATGGCAACATGGAAAGGTTGCCCAGCACTCTTAGATGCTTTTACAGCAGGATATGTTTTAAAAACTCCTTGTGATATTGAATTTTTTATTAACGATAGTTCAGAGATAGATGTAAAGATAGAAGATTCAAAGTATGATGATTTTTGTGAAATAAGATATCCTTTATCGGGATTTCCGTCACCAAAGGGGTATAGAAAAGAATCTTTTGCCTGGATGTCTGATTGGGGAATACAAACTCCAGAAGGCTACAGTTCACTATACTTAACACCAATGAATAGATTTGATTTGCCATTTGTAAACACCTCTGGAATTATAGACACTGACAAGGTGTCAATGCCTGGATCATTGCCATTCTTTTTAATTGAAGGCTGGCTAGGAATAATACCAGCAGGTACTCCTTATGCACAGATCATTCCTTTTAAAAGAGAAAATTGGGAATCACTATTAAAGATAGACAAAGCAGGAGACATTTATGATAGAATTATAAAAACAAGAAAAATCTTTAGAAAGCCAAACGGCGGAATATATAAAGATAAATTCTGGGAAAGAAGAGAGTATAAGTAATGTACACACACATACCCTTATCCCTACTTGAGCCATACAAAGAAGTCCTTAAGTCTTTGACAGAATGGGACAGATCAAAGCAGCCAGAGTTTTGGTCTCAAAAAAGAATAGATGGTGAAATGATGTACAAGATACATAGACATTCTGCCAGAATAGTAGAAGAAACAGGGCTTTCGGTTCAACAGATTATATACGATAATCATAATGTTTCAGACAAGGTGTTTCCATTTTATTATCAAGTAATTAAAGTAAATGGAACTTTAAATGCTGCTAAATGCGATGAAGATACTTTTTGTCAGACATTTACATTTTTAAATGGAGAGCTTGAGAACAGTACATTTGTAATAAAAAATAAAGAAAAGTATTCTCAATCTTTTGAAGAAGATACATATGCTTTTGCCATTATATGGAAAGCATATGAAAATCCAATAACTCCAAAATGGTTTGTAAGGCCGTATCATAGGTTGTTCATGTGATAAAAAATACACTTGCCCCAGGAATAACTGTATACAAAATGGATCCATCTGATATTGTAAAAAGCTTGCATAAGCTAGACAGATTTGATTGGGTGTCAGAATATGTTGTTGATGCAAATGACGGAAACAAGGCCTTGGATGACTCTTATAGGAATACAAAATCAATAGACATACCAGTTGCATATAAAGAATTAGAGACAGAAGAAATAAAATTCTTTTCAGACTTATTTAATGAAAAGTTTTCTATCATTGAAAAAGATTATGAAGAAGACTACTATATTAAATTTAAGGTTCATCAGCCATACAAAATATTAAGATATGAGCAAGGCGGCAAATTTGATTTACACATAGACGATGCTGGAGCTACATTTAGAAGAGCATCTACAGTATTTTATTTAAACGATAATTATGAGGGAGGGGAAATTGAGTTCCCTTCATTTAACATTAAATACAAACCAGAGGCAGGGGACTTTATAATGTTTCCATCTTCATATGCATATAGACACAAGGTAAACCCAGTACTTTCTGGGATTAGATATTCGATTGCGAGTTGGCTAAGATGATAATAAATGATTTACAGGCACCTAAGTGTAGGGTAATAAAAAACTTTATATCAAAAGAAGAATGTGACTGGTTAATTAAATATTCAGAGGAGTCTGGACTATGGTCAAAACACAACAGGCAAAGACATACATTTAAAACAGAAGAAGACTATAAATCAGCGGCGGACCATTGGGACAACAGAAGAATAGAGATAAATGAACTATACAGAGAAGGTATGGAAAAATACAAAGATTTGTTTAGGTTTGTAGTACCAATTCAAGAAAGAATGGAAGAGCAAGTAAAAGATTTTTTTAATCCAGATTTTGAGATATATAGCGAACTTTGGGAAATTGTAAAGTGGTATTATCCACATCTGCAAGAGCCACATGTAGACTTTATTGATCCAGATTTTGATATATCGTCTATAGACATAGACTCTGTTCCAGAACAATGCAAATACTTCTTTGATGAAAAAAATATATCAGAATATAAAAGGCTTTTTACAAACAAGATATACACCTCAATGCTTTATCTAAACGATAATTTTGAAGGAGGAGAACTTTTCTTCCCACAGCATAATGAATATTCAATTAAGCCAGAAGCAGGAATGCTTTTAGTATTTAGCGGCGACATTAATACAATGCATGGTATTAGACAGATAGAGTCTGGGAATAGATACACACACACTACATTTTGGACTAAAGATCTATACAAGTCAAGCTTGGTAGCTATTGATAAAAAGAAAAATAAATTTAATATAAATACAATCATTGACTAATGAATTGATATTATATATAATATAAACAAGGAGATAAAATGAATCAACCAGAGATATTAGCACCAGGAGTTTTGGTGTACAGAGATACATTTAGCAAAGACATGAATCTAATAAATAGACTAGAAGAATGTCTGTCTTCTGATCCAAATGCAGAAGGAGTTGGGTATTCAGACTCTCCACACTCTACATACAAGTGGAAGCAAGCGACTACTGGATATGCCAATAATGATTTAAAGTATAGAGATGCTTTCGATTTTAAAATTAAAAAGAACAATGAAAATGATGAAGGTAAAAGCCCAGACCAAATAAAACTAGAAAAAATTTGGGAAGACTCCAAGAATGCTCAGTTGGGGCCAGTTGAAGATTACAGACAAAAATTTAATGTTGCTCCTTTAAAATATTGGGAATCTTTTAACTTTGTTAAATACGGTCCAGGGCAACATTTTCAGGTACACTCAGATCATGGATATTCATACATATGCGTACTGTCCTCAGTTGGATATATAAACGATGACTACGAAGGTGGAGAACTTTACTTTGATAAGTTTAACTTAAAGATAAAGCCAAAAGCAGGAGACCTTTATCTTTTCCCATCAACATATTTATTTTCACATGCGTCACTTCCAGTTACAGAAGGAACAAAATATTCGATAGTAACAATGCTTGATTATTTAGAGGCACCTCATACACCAGATTACAGAGAAATAGAAAAAAGGTATACTGACGGCTATGCCTAAAATAAATGTTTACAAGACAGGTGTTAGCCCAGCCAAGATTGAGCAGATTTCTGTAAAAAGAGATTGGATGGATAAGACTGCAGACAGGCATGCATACAACTGTTTCCCCGTAAGCCTTTCTAATACTCTAGGCTGGGGCATATCTTTTCCAGAAGACATATCATTTATTTGGGACGGAATTTCAGATAGCTCCCCAGATCACGTGAAGATCCTCTCTGGAGAACAGTATTGCAATTCAAATAGGTCTAATGGAACAGTTAGCTTTATAACAGGATTAACATTTAAAACAGATGAGGATATAACAACTTTAATAATGCCTCCGCCTAATCACTTTATTGACGGCGCACAATCTTTTACTACTTTGCTATCAACATCTTTTTTTTCAGGTGAGATCCCTTGTGTTTGGAGAATTACGTCTCCAGGAAAAGTCATAACAATAAAAGCAGGAACTCCAGTTGCCAGCATAATTCCAATATCTTTGTCAGGCCTAAATCAATTTGAAGTAGACCTTTACAACGGATCTGGCTATGTAGGATCGCCTTTTGATGGAAGAAGGTACGGAATGACAGTTGATAAAATTAATGCCTCTGGGAATTGGGCAGGGTTTTATAGGAATGCAACAGATCATGAAGGCAACAAAATTGGGCAGCATGAGATTAAAGCGCTAAGGTTAAAAACTAATGACAAATAAAATTACATTTCATTCTAACAGGCTGTACAATATAATCAGTGAAGAATACTATCCCAAGTCTGCAAAAAATGTAACTCCTGAATGGTTTAAGCAGGCAGATAAATTTGAGCTAAATAAACAAACAGGAGAGTATTGGCCAAATGCAGAAGGAGGGCTTGTAAGAAGCTTTAAGTCCTGTCCAGGCCTACTTGATATTTTTATTACAGGATATTTTTATGTTACCCCTTGCGATATTGTTTTTAGTAAATTGGAAAACGGAGATGTTATAGCAACTCCAGAGCCAGGGTATGAAGATTTTGTTGGTAACAGAGCACCTATGAATGAATTCCCAGTTCCACACGGATACCTAGATAGACACTTCCACTGGTATCCAAATTGGGCCCCAGAAGTTCCAGATGGGTATAGCGTATTGTATGTTAACCCAATCAATAGGTTTGATTTACCGTTTATAACCACCTCTGCTATAATAGATAATGACAAGATGAATACTCCAGGATTAATCCCATTTTTTTTACGAGATAATTTTGAGGGAAAGATTCCAAAAGGAACTCCATACCTTCAGCTTATACCTTACAAAAGAGAAGATTGGAAAATGGAGCCAAAGTTTCACGACATGGCTTCGTTGCAAGAAAGACATAATGCACAAGCAAAAAAATTTAGAACTAAAGACGGCGGGGCATATAAGCAAACCGTACGATCTCTTAAGAAATATGAATAGGTGAAAAATGGAATATACAAAGAGAGCTAGATATGCAAGAGAAACTATAACCCCTTCAGGGCATTTTGGCAACTCCCCAGACAATGTGGTTGAGCTAGAGAATATGGTCACCACAGAAGAGCAAGAGTATTTATTAAATTTTGCCAGAAACAATACAACATGGGACGTTACAGAATCTCAATGGAATGAAAATGGAAATATTATATATGACCATAGAGTCTGGGAAGATAGGGTAGCAACAATGAACACTCTATTGAAAGCTGACCCAACAGGCGAAGTTGTAGCAATCCTTGATCGTGTAATTGAAAGAATGACTCCACACATTAAGAATAAGTTTCAGGTTGAAGTTAAGCCGACAGATGCTGCCATAGTAAGGTGGCCAGTTGGTGCCATGCAATTTCCACATGCAGATAAAGAATTGCATGAAGGGCCAGATGCAGGAACACCAAATGAATTCCCTTGGTATGACCTAGGAACTGTTTTCTATTTAAACGAAGACTATGAAGGTGGAGAACTGTTTTTCCCACTTCAAAATATTAAATTCAAGCCAAAAGCACGAGCTGCATATTTTTTCCCAGGAGACAAAAATTACATTCATGGGGTTACAAAAGTTACAAGTGGGACCAGATTCACTGCCCCATTTTTCTGGACTATTACAAAGTTGGGGTTAGAAGAAAATGACAAATAATTATGAGTATACATCCTTTGAGTTACTTCCAAATGTAAGAATATATCAAGGTCTACTTCCTGATGCAGACAATCTTTATGACATAATGAAAAAATCTGAAACTACATCAGAAGGAAAATACTATTTGAGGACTTGGGACGAATGGTCAATATTTGGAACTTATTCTCAAGAGAAGCATAATGTAACTGAAGATAGAGAACTCGGCGAAATGTATGATAAAGAAAAGCATTTATCTGATAGGGTCTATGAAGCCTACAACACAGCAATTGAAGATTATGTAAAAACATATAATGTAGTAATGCCCCCTACATCAAAATTAATGACATCTTCTTTTTCTAAATATAATACAAACATAGACACTATGCGAAATGAAATGACAATGCAGTATCACACGGACTACATAATTTCCGAAAGAGATATGCCAGGTCCTAAATTTCTTTTGACTTGCACTACATACATTAACGATGACTATGAAGGCGGGGACATTGAATTTATTGTAGATGGAGTTTATTATCCTTACAAGCCTAAAGCGGGAGACATTCTGGTATTCCCATCTACTGAGCCATATTTTCACGGAGTCAGAGTTATTAAGAGCGGAGAGAAGTTTTTTATTCGTAACTTTATTCAGCATTATTTTGACGGAACAAAAGAATGGCTAGATAACCAGAGACACTTTGGCGCTTACAGATGGGCAAAAATGGAGTCAGATAGAATTGAAAAAGAGAATCCAAAAAATATGATGTATTCAAATAGAAAACATTTAGGGTATGGGTCATGAGTAATCCTAAAATTAGAGATGAATTCTTTATAGTAGAAAACTTTATTGACAAAGATACCTGTGAAGCTGTAATTAAATACTTTGATTACCTTGTAGAAAATAAAGTATTAAAGTGGAACGAGATATCATTCTATGGATCTCAGGCAATGGGTTACTGGCCAACAGACGACAGACTAAAGTTGTTTGGTTTAGATTCAGATTTCTTTGGACAGCTTAAAGAAAAAATAAAGTCTAAGACAGAAGAGCTTTTGGGCTTTGAGGTTAATGAGGTTAGCTATCACGCACAAAGATGGATTGATGGAGCGTTTGCAGATTATCATTCAGACAATTCGGACGAGCATGGAAACCCAACCGCTTTTGAAAAAAGTAAATATGCGGTATTTATTTATCTAAATGATGATTTTGAAGGCGGTCACTTAAAGTTTAAAGATGGCAGTATAGATATTAAGCCAGAGGTTGGCCTAGGTGCATTCTTTGCAGGAGGACATCAAAGAGAGCATATGGTTACAACAGTTAAGGGTGGCATAAGATATACTATTGGATCATTTTGGGATGATGCAAGTTGCGTATATTCAGAAGAACAAAAGCAGGCATGGGCCGATGAACTTAAACAAGTCAGAGCGGAACAAGAAGAGCTTTATAAGAAATGGGCAACGCCAGAAGGCAAGCCATCAATGCCAAAGGGTAGAGAATGATAATCAAAGAAATACTTGCAGACAACCTATATTACTATAAAAAAGTAATTAAGGATCCAGCAGCACTTATTGCAAAAATAGAATCTTTGAATGGAAAGATTGAAAACAATAGCACACTAACTAACTGGACCCCATGGGTTTCCAGCACACAGGCAGACGACGTATTTGGTGAATTCAAAGCTGGTGGTTATAGAATTGGTTATGATTTATCTGAAGATAAAGAATCATTTTTAATCATTGCAGAGATACACGATGCAATAATGCAATGTATAGAAGACTATGCTTTTAGAACACAAAAAGATTTAGGATATCTTCCAGATGAGATTACAATTAGAAAGTATCATGTAGGTGGCAAAATGGGTCCACACATTGATTGTGAAGAGGATGATGATGAAGCAAGGCTAACAGCCTCTCTTGTTCTATATCTCAATGATGACTTTGAGGGTGGAGATGTAATATTTAGAGAGCAGGGCATTAACATAAAGCCAGAACCAGGAAGCCTTCTTATTTTCCCTTCAGTTCGACCATACTACCATGAGTCTACTGAAGTGACTTCAGGATACAAATATATGTGCCCAGCATTTATGTTTAAAAGAAGTAAGTTAAACTGATAGGTGGTATAATTAAAAAATGGCTACAACAGGAATTAATGGATGGCGCTTTCCAAGCTACTCGGACTCACCAGATGTCCCGAGAGATCTTGGGTACTTAGCAGCAGATATATCTGCTTGGGTTGCCACAAACCCAGATTTAAAGGGAGAGACTGGAACCACTGGACCAAGAGGATACAGCATACTAAATGGCTCAGTAAACCCAGTATCTGGCACAGGCGTAGATGGTGACTTCTATATCAACACTACAAGCAATTCAATCTTTGGACCAAAAACAGCAGGAGCCTGGGGAACAGGAACAAGCCTAGGCGGCAATAGCGTTTTAAACGGAACAACAGATCCAACTTCTGCAAATGGATCAAACGGCGATTTTTATATTAATACTACTAGCAAGACTATCTTCGGCCCCAAATCTTCTGGAACATGGGCCCTAGGAACATCAATTGTGGGTCCCCAAGGAACTACTGGAACGACAGGAACTACTGGGCCAAAGGGCGATGCAGCAGCAACAATTTCAGTTACTTCTACAACTACTAGCGCAGCTGGTACTAATGCTCAAGTAACAAACTCTGGCACATCTTCAAATGTTTTATTAAATTTTGTTATACCAAGAGGAGCAGATGGAGCGCAGGGAGCACCAGGCACACCAGGAGTTGCAGGAGCAGATGGAGCGCAGGGAGCACCAGGGGCAACACCAAGCCTTGATCCAATTTCAACAAGAATTGCATTAAACCCTACAGTGACTTCTTCAGTTGGAGTAAACTCAAGTTGGTTTCCAACATCAACCGCAACATTTACATTAGGCTTACTTGGTCCGATAAACTCAGGAACAGATGCTGCCACCAGAACTTGGAAAAACATTTATTTAACTAATGCAGCCACTGTTGTTTCAGATGAAAGAACAAAACAAAACATACTGCCATCAGATCTGGGACTATCATTTATAAATAATTTAGAGCCAGTAAAGTATAATAGAATTGATGGAGACAGAACACATTACGGATTAATTGCACAGCAAGTTAAAAGCGTGTTGGATGAGGCTAACATTACAGATTTTGGCGGATGGGTTATATCTAATGTTGGAGATCCATTGTCACAACAGGCTTTAAGGTATGAAGAATTTATATCACCACTAATTAAAGCGGTACAAGAACTTTCAGCGAGAGTAAAAGCACTAGAAGAGGCGTAAGACATGTCATATAAATATACAGTCTTACAAGATAAGCCAACATCATTTTATCTTTTAGATGAAGTAAGATCGGGTACAGTAGGATCTTATACAAGCCTCACATCTACATTTTTAACATATGCAGACCTAAGAGATAGAGGCGTTTCTTATTCAGCGCTAAGCGGGCTACCAGTATATGATTATTCAGGAAATGCCTATGACGGATATGCCATTAATGCATCCTCTAGCGAGCTTATGCCACTGATAGCTGGTGGAATAAGAGGAACTAAAGTATTGTCAGATACTCTAGTAAATTTTAATGTGCCTGGAATTGCTAATTCATCCTATGCAGATAATTCATTCTCTATCGAAGCCTGGGTTGTTTTACCAGAATATTCTTCATCTGAAATATGTATTGTTGGGGACTCAGCTAATTCAATAGGTCTATTTTATAAAAATGGTAATTTAATATTTAAGGCAGGAACAAACTCTATACAGTATAAGGTAAGCAACACTCAATCTTTGTATGTAGTTGGTCAATTTTCTACAAACAAAATTTCTCTTTACATAAATGGATCTCTGGTAAACTTTACCAGCTTAACTAAATATAAATTTAATAATTTATCAGTTAACTTTCAAGCAGGTCCAGCAGTCAATAATTTTATTATAGACTGTGTTGCTTTTTATAAATTTAATTTATCAGACTCTCAGATGCTTAAGCATTACAAAAACGGAATTAAAGAAATTAAATACTCTCAGATTGTAAGTAATGATGGAGGGTATTTGTTTAGCATGAATACAGCAATGATGAAACCAGTGATGACATACTCATATCCAAGGTCTAAATCTTGGAAAAACTTTATTAATGAAAATATTAAATTGTCGGTTGATGAATCTTATCTTTATTTTGATAGCTCTTTAGCAGGCAGCTTTACATTTACAGATGCAATTATAATACCAGATACGCTTGGGATTACTAGCTCACAGATATATTGGGAATCAGATACAGATGGCATATTAGTTAGAGCAAGTCTGGATGGAACTACCTGGGTAAATTGTGTAAATGGTTCTCCGCTGCCATTCTTTAATAAAAATGATAATCAAACGGGATCAGTTTTATATCTGCAGGTAACAATGTCTTCATCGGATACATCACAATATTTACCTATACTTAAGTCCATCACCATAGATTTCTTTAAAAATAAAGATTTCTATTGCGACAACTTTGGCTATTACATATCTTCAAGTTACGACTATGCCCTTCCTAGATACAACAGCACAATCCTTTCTTACAACAAAAACAACGGGCTCAAAATGCATAACGGGCATGGGTTTACAATTAATTCAGATCTGTCTACTCGGACAATAGAACTTGTATTTACACCAAATGGTACAGAGAACGTATTATTCTCAGCACCTTCAAAAATATATGAATGGGATAATGCGGGGGTAATCAGCAAAACAGGAGTATCCTCAATCTATGTAAATGGAATAGATAGAACATCCGCTACCAATATATCCGAATTTTTCTCTATAGGATTCCCTCATTATGTAGTAATTGTATTATCTACAGCAGCAACCACAAATCTTAAATTTAACCAAAATCAAACAGACAGTAAGTCTGGCGGAAACAATATGTATAATAATCTAAGTATATATCCAACAGCATTTACACAATATGATGTAGCCAGACACTATCAGTTATATACAGATAATATCATAAGCGTAGTATCTGACAGCCTAATGTCAGTATCTGAGTCAACAGCTGGTACAGATTCCACCGCCTACTTAGTCCTTTCTGTTGAGCCAGAGGCCATATCTATATAATCTTGTCACAGGCATGACGGAATCTGGACTTTAGCCTACGATAATGGTATGATTGAGTACTATGGATATGTTAAATAAAAATACTAGGATTATTGAAGAAACCACCCTTGGCATATACGTGTGGGAAATGCCTGACGGCAGATGGGTTGGAGACGACGATGGCAACTTTCTTTCGATCACAGCAAAAAAAGGAAATAAATCCAAGGTCGATGCTTTGGCTAGAGAAGTTCGCTCGTACGGTATTGATGTCGGCCAACCCAAGTTCCTATCTGGACGCAGAAAAATTGACGACGAAGAATTTGAACATCAAAACGAAAGACTAAAGTGGGGACTAACTCCAGATCCTTTGGATATCGGCGTGTATAAAGATTCTATGTTAAGAAACGGAGCGGTGCAATGACAAAAAGAGTAGAGTTTATAGAAGATGAAATTGATAGCGTAAATACAATTGACATCTCTAACAATTCAGACTGGTTTTCATTTAAGAAATCTGAAGAGCATGATGATCCGTTTAGCATGGGCCTTGAAGATATTAAAAAGCTCAGAGGACTAGGTACAAACTTTAAGCGTAAAATAAATAGAGATTTTTCAAAAGCCTTTGTAGGCAAAGAAGGATCTGCGACACAGCAAAATTTATTACAGCAAGCAATTAGCGGATATGCATTATTTGATCTTGTAGAGCCTACATATAATTTAGAATACCTTTCAAAGATTTACGAAATTTCAACATATAACTATGCAGCTATAAATGCAAAGGTTTCAAATATTGTTGGGCTGGGATATATGTTTGCAGAAACTTCAAAAGCAAAAGATGCAATGGATGCAATAACAGACCAAAAGCAGGTAGACAGAGCCCGTGCAAAAATTGATAGAATTAAAACGCAGCTAGATAAATGGTTAGATGATTGTAATGAAGAGGAGTCCTTTACAGAGACCCTTATAAAGGCCTACACGGACCTTGAGGCTACTGGAAACGGTTACATAGAGATAGGACGTACAACAGCAGGAGATATAGGCTATATTGGCCACATACCAGCTAAGACAATGCGTGTTCGTAGATTCCGTGACGGATTTATTCAATTGCTTTATGGCAAGGCCGTGTTCTTTCGTAATTTTGGAGACATGGAAACTCCAAGCCCAATTGCAGCGCAAGAGGAAAGACCAAATGAGATTATTCATTTAAAGAAATATACACCAATGAATAACTACTACGGCGTTCCAGATATTATTGCTGCCCAGCAAGCGTTAGCAGGAAACGAATTTGCTGGAAGGTATAACTTAGATTACTTTGAAAATAAGGCGGTCCCAAGATATATCATTACAGTAAAGGGAGCAAAGCTTTCTCCAGAATCAGAAAGAAAACTTCTTGAATTTTTCCAGGTTGGGTTAAAGGGAAAAAATCACAGATCCCTTTATATTCCACTACCAGCAGATACCCCAGATTCAAAGACTGAATTTAAGATGGAGCCAATTGAAGCAGGGGAACAAGAGTCCTCATTTAATATCTATCGTAAGTCTAATAGAGATGAAATTCTTTTAGCCCATCGTGTTCCAATTAGCAAGATTGGTATTCCAGAAGGAATTAACCTTGCTGCAGCAAGAGATGCTGATAAGACATTTAAAGAGCAGGTTTGCCGACCAGCTCAAGACAGACTTGAAAAGAAATTAAATTATTTAATTGCAGAAAAGACAGATGTTGTACAATTAAAGTTTAATGAGCTTAGCCTTACTGATGAGGAAACCCAAAGCCGAATTGACGAAATTTATTTAAGAATGCAGGTAATTACCCCTAACGAAGTTCGTATTAGAAAGAATATGACAACGGTAGATGGTGGGGATGAAATGGTAGATTTAAAGCCACAACAGGTCGCAGACCAAAAAGCAAAAGCCACTGGAAATAAAAAGAGGGATCAGCAAAGATCCTCAAATGCTCCAGATAAAAGCGGAGAGGCCAGAAACCCCAAAGGCGATGGTCCTAAAGTCAAATAAGTTTAATCAACTGCTATTTGCGTTAGAGTAGATAAACCTATAAAATTAAGCATATGAACATCGAAAAGTCACACTGGTCAACCGATGGTGAAAACCTTCATCTCTCCGTACCCTTTACAAAGGTCAATCGTGAGACAAGAACCGTGTCTGGATTTGCTACATTAGATAACGTAGATCAAACAGGAGACGTAGTAACTGCTGAAGCAAGCATTAAAGCTTTTGAAAATTTTAGAGGGAATCTCCGTGAGATGCATCAGTCAATTGCAGTTGGTAAGGTAGTTTCATTTAAGCCAGAAACATACTACGATCAAAAGTCTCAAACATTTTATAATGGAGTTTACGTAACCTCATACATATCAAAGGGTGCACAAGATACTTGGGAAAAAGTTCTTGACGGCACTCTTTCTGGTTTCTCAATCGGCGGAAAGATTAAAGAGTCAGACAATGAAGTTAACAAAGCTACAGGCGAAGCAGTAAGATTTATTAAAGACTATGACCTAGTAGAACTTTCAATTGTTGATTCACCAGCAAACGAACTATGTAATATTTTTTCAATTGAAAAAGTAAATGGACAAATGGTCTATAAGGGTATTGCTACTGAAGTAGTAACAGAAAATATTTTTTATTGTGAAGAAAGTGATTCTGTATTTATGTCTACAGAAAAAACTTTTGAATCACCAACATCAGGAAAGCCAGCCACGCTAATAGGTTGGGTTGAAAGTTCAGATATGAACAAGTCAAAAGAAATAAATAAGATTCTTGCTTCATTTAAGAAGTCAAGATTACCGTTGCCTGAAACACAATTAGCAAAACAGGCAAACGTAGAAGGAGGTAATAAAATGTCAGATACAAACATTGATACTGTTGTAGAAGCTCCAGAAGCAGAAGCAGCAATCGAATCAACTGAAGCTGTGGCCGTAGAAGCCCCAGTAGCAGATGAAGCAAATGTCGATCTTTTTGACAAATCATTAGAGGTTGCAGAAATTGCAACTGAAGATACCTCTGCCGACAACGTTGAAAAAGCAGCCGATACAGTAGAAGTTATGGTTGATGAACCTGATTTTGCAAAAATGTTAGGCGATCTAAAAGGCTTTTTCTCCGAGACACTCACAAAGGCTACAGAGGCATCTGCTGCACAGGTTACAGAAATTAAAACATCTGTTGAAGCCTTCAGCAAAAATGTCGATGCTAGAATTCTTGAGTTGGCAGAAAAGCACAGCGCACTTAGTGATGCTGTGTCAGAAATAAAGGGCACCATCGAAGGTGTTCAAAAGCAGGTAGATGCCGTAGAAGGCGATACCGCAATTAAGAAGTCCTCTGACCTTGGCGGGTCTGAGGTATTTACCAAATCCAAATCAAAATGGTCAGGAGCTTTCCTCGGTTCCGTAAATGAAATCTTTAACTAAAATAAGGTAGGTGAAATAAAAATGAGTAATGAATTATTAGAAAAGGCCGCAGCAGCTGGTACAACAGTATCAACAGGTTTCGGTTCTTCAACAGGTGGTTCAGGCGTTCATGTTGCTTCAGAAAATGGCAACGGTGGACTTCTAAACCCAGAACAATCAGCAAGATTCTTGGACTATATGTTCGATTCTACCGTAATTGGTAAGGTTGCACGTACAGTTCGCATGAAGTCTGACACAACAGAGATTGATCGTATGTCAGTAGGAGAAAAGCTTGTAAAGCTTGCATCCGAAGGAGAAAACACAGCCGTAAACAATGGCGTAACATTCTCAAAGATCTCTCTCACAACAAAGAAGCTCCGCATGGACTGGGAACTTTCAACTGAGTCTCTAGAAGACAATATCGAAGGTGCAGATCTTGAAGATCATATTGCACGTTTGATGGCAACACAAGCTGGTAATGACATCGAAGATCTTATTCTTAACGGTGATACATCACTTGCAAGCGATGCACTTTACAAGTCATTTGATGGCGCAGTTAAGAAGGCTAAGACCTCTGGTCGTGTAGTCGATGCAGCAGGTGCGGGAATTTCCCGTGCTGTATTTAACTCAGCTCTCAAGGCTCTACCACGCAAGTACAAGCAACGTCGCACAGACCTTCGCTTCCTTGCTGGATCAAACTTGATCCAGGATTACTTGTTCTCAAACTCACAGAACATCCAGAACGTTACTCCACAAGATATTGCCTCTGGCATTATCCGTGGTGATGTTCCTGTTCTAGGAGGTCCTGCAGGATATGTTGCTCCATACGCATTTGGTATTCCAATCGTTGAAGTTCCACTTCTTCCAGAGACACAGACTGGTACATACGCAAGCCCATCAGGTTCACACGGAGATATCCACTTGACATTCCCAAATAACGTAGTTATTGGTATCAAGCGTGATGTTACTGTTTACCGCTTCTTCCAGCCACGTAAGGACACAATCGAGTACACAATGTATACTCGTGTTGGCGTTCAAATCGAGCAGGCAGACGCTTGGGTCGTTGTAAAGAACGTTAAGG